CAGACTGATGGAGGTGTCTGGACTGAAGTACTAAAAACCAAAATTTCAGATAAAACATCTGCAAATTATGAACGTGCTCATCGGATTGATTTGCCTCGTGCAGACTCTGGCTGGCTTGTTCGTGTTCGTAGACTTACACCCAATACAACTTCTGAATATATCAGCGACAAGATGTATATTGCAGCTGTAACAGAAGTGATCGATGCGAAATTACGCTATCCAAATACAGCATTATTGGGTCTTCAGTATGATGCTGAGACTTTTGGAAACGTTGCTAAAGTTGCAATGGATGCGAAGGGGAGAGTCCTAAAAGTCCCTACAAATTATAATCCGGTTACACGTCAGTATGTTGGGATGTGGGACGGTACTTTCAAAGAAGCCTATTCTAATAACCCGGCATGGATCTATTACGATATATGCACAGTAGACCGTTATGCTTTGGGTGACCGCTTAACCCCGCTAATGGTTGATAAGTGGTCTTTATATCGTTTAGCTCAATATTGTGATGAGTTAGTACCGGATGGTCTAGGGGGGCAGGAACCACGCTTTACTTGTAACGTTTATCTTCAGAGCGCAGAAGGTGCATTTGAGATTTTAACTAAGTTAGCTGGTGTGTTTCGTGCCATCACGTTTTGGGATGGTAATAGCATTATTTGCGATGCGGATATTCCCCAAGATACATATTTCACTTATACACGTGCCAATGTCATTGATGGCAATTTTGAGTACGCGGGAACTCGTGCACGTGATCGCCACAATGTTGTAAAAGTTGCGTGGGATAACCCGGCTAATCACTATAAAACTGAATATGAGTTTGTTCGTGATGAAAAGGCGATTGCTGAAGCAGGTCAAGTTCGTATTTTAGAAATTGATGCTTGGGGATGCACGTCGCGTGGACAAGCGCAGAGAGCAGGCTGGTGGGCATTAAAGTCTGAACAGTTAGAAACCAGAACTGTTAGTTTTAAAGTTGGTTTGGATGGCCATATTCCGCAGCCGGGAAGAGTTATTGATATTGCAGATCCATTGTTTGCTGGACGGGCAAACGGAGGGCGTGTATCTAAAATATCAGCAGATCGTAAAAGCATTACGCTAGATCGTGACGACGTTGTGGCAGTTGCTGGCGACAGACTGATTATTAATGGCGAGGATGGAAAGGCTCAAGCTCGTATTGTTCAATCTATCTCAGGTCGAGTAGTAACTGTTACTCATGAATTTGATGCTGTTGCCGCTCAAAATGTATGGGTTATAGATGCTCAAGACTTGGCAACAATGAAGTTTCGAGTGATTTCTATTACCCAAGATGAGCATCATCAATTTTCAGTGACTGCACTTCAATATAATCCAGCCAAGTTTGATGCGATTGACAAGGGTGCTTATTTTGATGAGGTTCCGATTTCGATTGTTAATCCCAATATTCAAGAACCAGTTTCAAATATTGTTATTACAAGCGAAGATCGGGTAGATCAAGGTATTAATGTTGCCACTATGGTTGTGTCTTGGACACAAGCAAAAGGAGCCGTTAAATATCAAGTTGAGTGGCGTAAAGATGACGGGAGTTGGATTAAGCTTCCAATAACCGGCAACAACTCAGTCGAAGTACCAGGTATTTATGCTGGTAACTATCAAGCACGAGTAACTGCGATTTCAGCATTTGAGATAGCTTCTTTACCAGTTTATTCAACTTTGACTGAACTCTCTGGAAAGCAAGGTTTACCACCTGCTTTAGCGTTCATCCAAGCAACAGGTATTTTGTTTGGTATGCGCCTAAATTGGGGTTTTCCTGCAACTGGTGCTCTAGATACAGCTTATACCGAGATTCAAGTTTCACCGGATGGTACCAGCAACATTGCTCAATTGGGCTTATTCGCTTATCCAACAACGACTCATACGATTCAAGGCTTGCAGCCAAATCTGACTCAATTTTATCGTGGCCGCTTGATCGACAGGATTGGAAACATTGGATCATGGTCGGATTGGACTCATGCGACAACTTCTGCCGATGCAACAGATGTTCTTGAGCTCTTGAACGATCAAATCAGTGAAACACAACTTAGTCAGGATCTTAAAACCAAGATTGATCATATTGAGACTATTGATGCTGAAATAGGTCCACTTAAGCAAGATATTCAAAATACGAAAGATCGGATTGCACAAGAAGTCATTGATCGTCAAAACGCTATTCAGCAAGCCAAAGATGGTTTATCACAGCAAATCATTGCAGGTGATGAAGGTGTTCTTGAAGTTGTAAATACTGTTAAACAGTCAAGTGACGAGGGAATTGCTGCAGCTCAAGAAAGCATTCGTGTTGTTGCAAATGATCTTTCACTTGTAGCTGAAAAAACGGACGGTGTATATGCACAGTTAAATCCACCTTTGATTGGATCTGAGTCTGATTTGATCGGTAATGATCAGGGCTTCGCAGGAACTTGGTCAGTTCAATCGGCAATGATCGAAGGGGACTTAGCACTTAGTAAGCGTATTGATACAACGGCAGTTGAGTTAAATAACTTACAGGCTTATGCACAACGAGAAGTACAAGCACGAATTGAGGGTGATAGGGTAACTGTTCAAAAAATAGATAACTATATCGCAAGTAATGATAGTGCTCTTGCAACTGTACGTGAATCTGCACAGGTAGCAGTTGATCAGTCTACTGCAAATGCTGAAGCAATTGATTCAATTAACCTTGAGCTTGATGATAAAGTTTCAACGGGACAATTGACGCAAGTTAAGTCTGATATTAAGAATGTAGATGACAAAGTTATTGCCCAAACTACAAGGATTGATGGAGTTTACGCGCAAATCAATCCTCCATTGATCGGGTCAGAATCTGACTTAATTGGTAATGAGGGAGGCTATGCGGGTGTCTGGTCAGAGCAATCTGCTCGTATCGAAGGTGATTTGGCTCAATCTAAACGTACAGATCAAGTTTCTGCACAAATGAATGAGAGCAATGCTTTGTTTCAGCAACAAATCAATGCAAATGCTAGTGCTATTTCTTCAACGATAAAAGTAACGGAAACGTTGCAAACTAAAGTCGGTGAGAATAGTGCGTCTATTCAAAATGTCAGTGAAAGTGTGGATGGCATCTATGCTCAGCAGTTTACTAAGTTCGATGTAAATGGCCATGTTTCTGGTCATGGGTCAATGAATGATGGTACGACTTCAACTTTCATATTCAATTATGATGCAATTCAGTTTGGTACGCCTGTCGGTGTTGATGGTGTAGAACCTAAACCATTAATGACCTTGCAAAACACTCCGGTTACTTTGCCAAACGGTACTGTTATTCCGCGTGGTTTGTTCATTGATAATGCGTCAATTGGTTACATCACTGCTGACAAAATCTACGCTACAAGCCTAAGTGCTATTAGTGCAGATTTGGGTGATATTGAAGTTGATAATGCTCACATTAAAAACGGAGCAGTAGATACTTTAAAAATTCAAGATGAAGCAGTCACTGTACCTTCTGGAGTAATTAATCAATCAGAGCGTAAGTTTTATTTTGCTGTTTCTAATTCAATGGCGGGGTCAGTTGCCTATACACAAGATCTAATTACCCTGAATGTAGAGACGCAAGGAGGGAAATTAAGGATTGATGGATCGTTTGTGTTTGACTGTAAGGTCATGATCACACAATATCCATCCTCCTACAACATCTTGAAATGTGTGACATTGGCTTGTCGGGTATTAGTAAATGGTACTGTTGCATACACTCAGGAAATATACCCAACATTTTATGAAGGGAGCAATACAATCCGGTTTATTGGAGTTACTGCGACACCTGTTTATATCTTACCTGCTTCCACCGGTACAAAAACAGTAGTGCTTCAGTTGGCCTATATCACTAAATATTCCAATATTTATTATGGTTCATTTGTAGCTCAAGGTGGCTTTGCTGAAACGCCTTCAATAATCACCATGTCATCTTTATCAACATTGGAGCTTAAAAAGTGACGGTATTAGTTTCAAAGAATGGTGAAGTTATTGGACATATTTTTGGTAATGAAGAGATGATCAAGCTGAATACTCCGGAGGGGTGTGTAGCTTTAGATGATCCTCCTTATCCAAATATGTTTTATCAGGGTGGGTGGGTAGAGATGCCTGCTCAACCCTCGCCATATCATATCTTCGATTATGAAACTAAGAAGTGGGTCGATAATCGATCTTTAGAAGATGTGAAAAGGCACAAATGGGAACAAATCAAACAGATTCGGGATCAGTATGAGTTTGGCGGTTTTGAGTTTGAAAATAAGCTTTATGATTCAGATCCTAATTCTCAATTAAGAATCGCTACTGCAGCTTTGCTCGGCGTATCAGTTGAGTGGACTTTAAAAGACAATTCAGTTGTTAATCTTAGTCCTGATCAATTGATTGACTTAAAAACAGCACTTGCAGTGCACATTAATAACATTCATGAAAGAGGGCGTATTGCACGACAGAAAATTGAAACTGCTTTGACATATGAAGAAATTGAAGCAGTAAATTTTTAATTTAGAAATTTCTTAGATAGCACCCAACTGGGTGCTTTTTTATTGCCAAAAATCTGGAGTAAGGCATGGAACCAGTTTCAACAAGCGGTTTAACAGCAATTTTAAAATTTTATGGTGCAGCAATTATGGTGACTTTAGCGGTCGCTTTAGTTGCAGCAGTTGTATTGATGACACGAATGCCACGCTCACCACAAGAGTGGGGCGTAGGCTTGATCTGCACAGTTGTATCAAGTTTGGCTGGTGGCTCATTCATTATTGTAAAGTGGGGGCTTCATGAATGGGTTACTGATGTATGGGGGATGATTGCACTTGGTGGTTTCTTCTTTGTTTGTGGTTTACCCGGTTGGGCTTTAGTCCGCTGGATCTTTAACTTCATTAACAAACAGGAAGGGAAAACGATCGTTGAAGTGATCAAAGAGTTTAAAAAAGCCAGAAAAGACATTGAAAACAGTTAATACCGCCGAAAGGCGGTTTTTTTATATCTGAAGGAAACTGAAATGAATATCGAACAATATCTTGATGAGCTTATTAAACGTGAGGGCGGATACGTAAACAACCCTGCAGATCGAGGAGGCGCAACTAAATACGGTATTACTGAAGCGGTAGCCCGTGCTAACGGCTATAAGGGCAATATGAAAGATTTACCACTTGAAGTGGCCAAAGCTATTTACAAGAAGCAATACTGGACAGCTCCGCGATTTGACCAAGTAAATGCTGTTTCTTCTGCAGTAGCTGCAGAGCTTCTAGACACTGGTGTGAATTGCGGTACCGGATTTGCAAAACCTCTTTTACAACGAGCTTTGAACTTGCTTAATAACCAAGGTAAAGCTGGATATGCAGATTTAGAGGTTGATGGTGTTTATGGCTCAGCAACGCTAGGTGCCCTTAAAACATACTTGTCAAAACGCGGGAAAGAAGGCGAGAAGGTTCTGGTGCGAGTTCTCAACATTATGCAAGGTCAGCGTTACATTGAAATCTGTGAGCGTAATAAAAGCCAAGAGCAGTTTTTTTATGGTTGGATCGCCAATCGGGTTATTATATGAAAGTCTTTCATTGCAGACGTTCAAAGACAGCTTTCACAATCACATTGCTGTGCATTCTATTTTCAGGCTGCACAGCTCATACGATCAATAACAATGTGAATATAGGCATTTGTGTAAAAGCCCTCTAATGAGGGCTTAATTTTTATAGATTTTCAAATGAGGTTGGAATTTAGAATATTATATTTTCTGAACGTGCACTAGAAATATATTCTAAATTAAAATCACCATGATTATACTGATTTAGCGTAACTCCATACTTTTTAGAAAGTGAAAACATGGAAAGTATAGAAGTAGCAATAGTTGCAAGCGGTATACCATTTGATTTTATATCATGTATAAGTGCAGGGGTATTTAAAATAAGTGCTTGAATAGCATCTCCAGTTAAGTCAATATTAACTTCAAAATCACTTTTTTTCATTATTTTAAAACGCTCAAATACTGTTCTATCTAACTCCAAAATTGCATTTTCAAATCTTTTTAATTCAGTTTTTCTGATTACATCTAATTCTTCATGATTAAGCTTTTTTAATAGCCCATCCATTGTAGTATGTAAACCTTCAAGTTCGGAAGCTCTTCTATTTTTAAACTCTAATAAATCATCTAAAGAAAATTTCCCATCAGAGGATGGGATCGGTAATGCATTGGTAATTTTAAGTCGTAGTGTATCTTTTTTTGTAGAATGTTCAGGAAGATAAATAGGATCGCCAGACATATGGTGGATAATCCAATCAAAATCATCATCCTTTAATTTTTGTTTAGCAACTTCACCAAATGTCCAGTGAACATGCCTAGCAGCCTCTACTGTTCCTGTAGCTTGTAAACTTGGCCTTTCCAATATACCTAACGATTTTAATTCTTTTTCTAAAGGTAATCCCATATGAATTATTGAACTTGTAGGAATAGCTATTTTATCCCAATACATTACATAATAAAAAATATCTTCTGGTATATATGTTCGTTCTAAAAACAAATTATTTCCCTTAATAGCTATAATACCACTAGGGGCAACAATACCTCGATAAACTTTTTTTCTTCTAAATTGAATTATATTTGTCATTTGATAACAGTATTAGATATTTACATCGATTTTACTTTTTAAAACTTAATAGTCAACAGCTCGTCCCACCTAAACGGATTTCTACTCAATTTATCTCTACTCATTGACCAATTTCTATTGGGTACGAAACATGGTCCGACCCCGATTTTTTTCTTTCCAAACTTACTATGGATACCATCCATAGCCAGCATTAAAGATTCTTTTTTCTCTATGTGCTCAAAGTCAGTTAATAAGTCGTAAGTATGGCCAGACTTTGGCTCTAAACATGTCAGCACTACGCCGCACTTCTTATATTTAATTCCTTCTTTGTAGATATCGTTTAACATCCTCGTAGCTGCTTTGACAAAATCTATCGCGCAATCCGTAGGTTCAGAAAATGAACCTGTGATTGATTTGTTGTAAAATGGCACATTGGGGTCAAATGGATTTGATTGAACGAAAGCAATCATACATCCGCATAAAAGCCCTTCATCACGAAGTCTTTTACATGCATCCTGAGCATACATTGAGATCGCTTCTTTTAGATCCGTTAGTTCAGTTACGCGACCGCCAAAAGACCTAGAGGCAACTATTTGCTTTTTTGATGGGGGAGTGTGCTCAATCTCAATGCATGAGATGCCTTGCAGTTCGTAGATCGTGCGAGCCATAACAATAGAAAAGAGTTTTTGCATTTCACGTGGTTCAGTACAAGCTAAATCAAACACGGTATTAATTCCCATGCTTTGCAACTTCTTTGCATGTTTACGGCCAACGCCCCAAACCTCTGAAACATCGATAAGTGAAAAGTAATATTCTTTATTACACGGATCCATATTCACTAAATCACAAATACTGTTAAAGCCGGGGTTTTTCTTTGCAATATGATTTGCAATCTTTGCTTCTGTTTTACTTCTGCCGATTCCGACACAAACAGGCAGGCCTAACCACTTCCATATTTGTTGACGCATTTGTTGCCCGACTTTTTCTAAGTCAAAATTCTTTTCATAAGCTGAGAAATCAACAAAGCACTCATCAATCGAGTACGGTTCAACTTCTTCTGCAGTTACGTAAGAAGCAAGGATCGTATGAAAGCGCCGTGACATTTCTGCATACATTGCATAGTTGCTTGAAAGAACGATTACGTTATGTTGTTGAACAATGTCTTTAACTTGAAAAAGAGGCACACCCATTTTAATGCCTAAAGCTTTTGATTCATTACTACGAGCAACGGCACACCCATCATTATTGCTTAGCACAATAACGGGTCTATCATTTAAACTTGGATCAAAGACTCTCTCACATGAAATGTACATGTTATTGACATCGATGAGAAAAAATACTTTGTTCTCATGTTTCATGACTTAATGCCGTGTCATTTTAATGATATGAGTGACAACGCCCCAGATAATTAGTTCTTGGCCCTCTTGTAGATAGATATTTTTATATTCAGGATTCTCTGCTTTAAGCCATTGACCTTTTTCATCGATCATTAAACGTTTAACTGTGAATTCATTGTCAATTAGTGCAATAACAATATCGCCGTGTTTGGCATCAAGACTTCGATCTACAATCAATTCATCATCAATATCTATACCCGCATTGAGCATTGATAGTGATGCAACTTTCACAATAAACGTAGCGGTTTCATTTTTTATTAAGTGCTCGTTCATGTCGAGAGCTTTATCTACATAATCTTGTGCTGGGCTTGGGAAGCCTGCATTTATTTTTTCTAATGCGTAAGGGATAAGTAGATGAGTTGATGGTACAACTTGTTTGATTGATAAGGCCTCAGATAAAACAATACCTTGAGTAAGATAAGGCTTTATCTGGATAATGGATGGTGCAATTTCGCTCATATGTTTCCCCTGGCTTGATTTTGTAACATATTCAAGATGATATTCTAGAGATGAGCATAAATTCAAATTTAAAAAGTTGTGGATAAACAAGGGGAAGTCAAAAACTGACGTAGCCAAAAGTGCATTTGGTCGGAATTTACGCATTGCTGTACAGTGAGGCAACCATAGCATGGGAATCAAAATATTAGCTTTGAGATTGTAAATCTTTGTGGAACTTAATGTTCCACACTATTGCTTATTTATAGCAAATGCTATAATTTGAATTGTATAAAAGGTAAGTATAGTCTTGCCTTTTGTCATATCTATATCAAGGAATATAAAATGTACACCGTCACTGATTTTCGACAATGTTAAATCTTAGTTTGTTGTTTCTAAGTTCTGTTGATGTAAGTGTTATATGTGAGGTGGATAATGAATAATTATAAGGCGATGGATATTGCTAACTATATTATTTGGTATGTTAACAAAGATGAAGACGTTCCATTAGGAGAATTAACGCCTCTAAAGCTTCAAAAGATTTTATACTATGTTGCTGCTAATTATCTGAAAAATAATGATGAATTACTTTTTGATGAGCCATTCCAAAAATGGCAATATGGTCCAGTAGTTAAAGAAGTATATAGAGAGTTTAAGTCGGCCAATATATATCACATAAGTAAACCAAAATCTCTCATCGAAGAATCATCAGATGCACCATTTGGTATACATAAAAGAGATTTTAAAGAGGAATTATTTTTAGCAGATAAAAAATTTGTTGAGACTGCAGATCCTATAATTGAAAGATTAATTCGCAGAAAGGCTTTTGATCTGGTAGAAATGACTCATAGAGAAGAGGCCTGGAGTAGGTATGAGCCTGAAATTAATTCAGGAATTCAGAATTTAATATATTCATTGTCTGAGCTAAAAAAGGCAAAGGACATCTGAATAAATGAACTTTGAACAAGCTAAAACTATATTAATAGATTTGCACTTAGACTCTTCCTCATTTAATAAGAGTGAGATTGTTGATAAAGCTGCATATCTATTTAGTTTGTTTGAGGCGGACTTTGTTCAAAAAACTAATCATGAAACATTTTATAATTTACCTTATAAAGAAATTTCAGTCAGAATATTTAAAAGTAATATTAATGAAATTCAATCTAATACTTTAGATAGTTTTGCAAATACGGTAAAAGAAGTATTAGTTGATAAATATAAAAAAAGTAGTAATGATTTTGAGCATCTTCTTAAATGCTATGAAAAGTTTACCCATCATATCGAACTAGCATTCATACAGAAGCAATTTATCCAAGAGGCTTCAAATGATGCTTTAATAATCGCTAAAAGGGCTGAAGGCATAGCAAATGAAGCCGATGCACAAGCCAAATCAACAATTGCTAACTATATTTCAATTTTAGGTATTTTTGCCTCAATTATTTTTACTCTATTTGGTGGGGTGAACTTAATTGGTTCTACAGTAAAACTCCTAGAAACAAGCTCTAGATTGCCATATCTAGTATTTATTGTTTCCCTATTAATGATTTGCCTTCTCACATTATTAAACATGATGGTTAAGTGGGTTAATTCTATGAGTAACTTAAAAAATGCTCTAGAAAAACATAGTAATGCTGCCAATCAGCATCTCGCCCATCATTGCTGGAAAGTGTGGCAATGGGATTTTTACACCAAATCAGTTTCATTTTTCTTGTGATTTTGCTTATTAGTTTAGGTGGTATGTACAATGTTAATAAAGAAAATTTGTTTAGCATCACAACAGAAACCACTACTAAAAGTGTGCCGAACGTTGAAGAGAATACCAACAAGCCAGCTACGAAATTAGAGTCCGAGGATAAAAATAAAGAAATTACAGTTGTCGAAAAAATTACTTTATCAAATCATCCGAATGAAAAAAGCTCCGATAAAGAAGAGTAAAAGTGATGATTAATGAGGATATCTATTAAAAAGCTCACTGATGCTAAGTAGGAATTTGATGTGGATTTAGAGCTAATTTTTCATTTATTAATTTATGTTTTAGTAATAGTCTTTAATTTTTCAATCCACTTTGCATATGCTTCTGTTTGCTGTGGTAAATATTCGTAATAATCATAAGTACCTTGTTCACCTGACATTACATGGCCAATCATGAGTTGTGCTACATCACGCGATGTAAAAGCACTGAAATTAGTACGTGCTGTTCTTCTTAGGTCATGAAGAGACCAATGCTTCATATGATAGTCATGATGTCTTCTGAGTCGCTCCATTAAGTAACCAGGTAATGAATTAGAGGATCCATGACTCATAGGTGTTTCTTCACTGTCATTAGTTAAGAAGTACTCACAAGAGCTATATTCAAAAGCTTCAACAATTAATGCCTCCATTTCAGGCAAAATAGGGCGAATGATTTCACGACCAGTTTTCTTACCAGTCTTGTTGTTAATCACCGGTACAATCCAGACCTTTCTATTTAAATCAAAATCTGTCTTTTTAGCTTTTCTAAGCTCACCATTACGGCAGCCAAACATTAAACATAGTTTTAAGAAAATTTTGTTTTTAGGCAAAATATTTGATTCTTCAATAGCCATCAAAACCATCTTAATTTCTTCATCAGAAAGAAATCTTGTTCCTCTGTTTCGCTCTATACCTAGATCTTCCTTAGCATAGATATCAGATAGAACATTTACTTCAAGTAGTTGTCTTTTTTTGGCCCACTTCAGAACCTGTTTTGCATTCGTTAATACGCGATCTGCAATTGAAGGCACATCATCCGCCAACTCTTCAAGTAAGGCCAACCATTGCTGTAAAGTAATGCGATCAACTGGTAAATCGCCAACTTCAGGAATTACATGCTGCTCAAAGGTATTCCTAATTTGCTGGGCAGAAGTTTTCTTCTTCAGGCAATAACTTTCATACCAGTCATTAAAAACTTCTTCAAATGTGCTGGCATCAATGTATTTTTGCTGCTGTACACGAACCTCAACTTTAGGATTCATTCCTTTATCTAAAAGTGACCGCATTTCGCCAGCTTTCATGCGTGCATCTTTGAGTGACATATGAGGGTAGGTGCCCAGATCTAAGCGTTCGGCTTTTCCAGCGAAACGGTACCGAAGCTGAAAAACAATTTTCCCTTTAGGTGAGATCCTGACACTCATTGAGTCCCGATCTGCTATTTCTTCAACTTTATCACGTGCCTTGCCGTTATTAGCTTTCAGCCACACTTCAGTTAAAGCCAT